AATGTAGTTGCTGTTCCCTGCGAGGCGAACTTCCGTAATGACAGGAAGTCCATATGTTTCGAGATTTCATCTCTAACATACCTCGTACGTGCGGCGTGCAGAGCTTTTAATAAGGATATATTCTTCCTTATTATACGCTCCACGGTCCAACACGTCAATCTGTCACTAGCATCGGATAAATCAACCGTTGCAAGTTCTAGATTGCGGGAAGCATCCAAGACCATACTACCTGATTTCTGTTGGTCCTTAAAATCAATGAAATGCGTACCGAAGTGCGCACGACACTGATCAAAGAGGAACCTTAAAAGCAGCTGCTGACACCACTGATGTGATGTCGGCTCTGCTGCAATTAACCTAGGACCTTTAGCGGTCTTAGGTACAGCTATCAGTCTAGCGGCCACCTCATGGTTGAGGGGCCTCCCAACCTCGCTATCTGGCGTAGTGCCACATAGTTCGAATGGGAATTGGCCTTGTAGCTTATCTGACCAGTTAGGGAACTTGGATTTCTCCCAGTTCTTTAGCCGTTCAGCAACAGCACCAGGTCCGTGCCTAAAGCCGGAACCTTCTCCGTGAAGATACAGAAAACTTGAAAAGTAATCTGCATCAAACTCGTCGAAGGAACCGAAAATAAGATCAGCAACTTGCTGGATCTTATTGAGGAGACGGAAGTCTAGTTCCCTATCTCTAATGTCCATACACGATTGCTCTTCATAAAAGAGACCGTGTATGTCCCTAGAAACGGGATCTTGATAATCCAGTGCTTGCACAAGGTGCAGTCTCTGGACATCTAACTTACCGTCATTCCCGAGTGTGGAATCGTGATAAAAGGTCGACCTGCCTTCTTCTTCTTGAAAAAGGTATGGCTGATCCAGACTACAATCACCATAACTGCCGAAAGAAATTCCGGAAGTTCTGGTTTGTAGTCCTTCACGTTTTCCACAACTTGGGACGAGCTCATCACACTGCCAAGCAAGGCTTGGCTTGCGAAGGGTTCGTTCGATATCATGGTACTCACCTACTTTCGCTTGAGTGCGATCGAAGGTGGGATCCACCTCAATTCTCTTTCCAAGTGTCAAAAGACATCTTAGAAAGAAAAGAGAGTTGATATCTACCTCATGCTTTAGACAGGCATCTCTATCAAAAACGCGTAACCATAGTCCCGAGAAAAGTCTCGGCACCTTGGTGCTTTTGGATACCCGTTGTGATAACGGGCCCTCAAGCCTGAGACGCCCAGACTCAAGAGCCTCTAATAAAAGAGACTCAAGAGCTGGTAGGTCCAGTGTAAACACACTAAGACCACGTTTTTGACAGTAAAGGGTGAGCCTATCCAAATCTTTGGACAGACTGTCCTCTAGTGCCGGGTACGCCATCTTAGCATCCGTAAGGATGCCAGATGCAACATGGAGTAGACTATTTACTTGGCTTTTCATGTGAGCTCCTATTCTGGAGGTTCGCATCCAAGCCACAGATCCCACCCGTTGTAGCT